AGCGCCATTCTACAACCTCGAAATCAACGACTATGACACGACATCTGACATTGCTTAATCTACTTCTTCTGACCGGACTTTCCTTTGGTGAATTGGCTCAGCCGACTAACAACCATGGAGTCAATATTGACTCGCTTGAGGCTAGAACCGCGTTCAAGACCAAGCTGCTTGTGCAGAATGTGGACAACACCTCGGATGCCAACAAGCCTGTCTCCACTGCCACCCAGACAGCTCTCGATCTTAAATCAGCGATTGATTCAGTTCAGTTGTCGAGCTTCACCGCTGCGAATGACAGAACCTACACGGCTGTGGCCACGCTCACTGTCACCGATCCAGCGCCAGTTGAAGGCAAAGGCTTCATTGTCGCCGTAAGGAATGGAACCGCAACCATTGGTGGTGTAGCCTACACCGCGGCTGGCACAGTGATTCGCAGATCGTTTCACTCTGGAGCATGGGCAAACTATTCGTATCAGGATGAGTCAGCTTATGCTGCTGCCGTTCATACGCACGTAAGCGCGGATGTGACGGATATTCCACTGAGTGAATTAACACTGGCAGTCAACGAAACAGCATCACCTATCACAGTCGCTCCATTTGGATCAGCGGGAACAATAACCAAAGTCAGGACTGTAACTGTGCCTGCTGGCGGAACAGCAGGATATACCATTATCCAGCCCACGTTTGTTATTGATCCTCCATACCCAAATCCAAGTGAGATCATCGGCCCTTACTGGGTTCACAATCGCCACTCATCAAGCATCACAGCGTTTGGTGTATCCGTCCCTTCAAACTGCTCTCTTTTTGCTAGGTTAAGCGATGACGGTTCAACATTCATTACTACGATTGTCAAAGGATCTGGCGGCACGGTCGCGCTAACCAGCGACATCAACAACGCGAATATCGTTTCCGCAATCGGCACAGACCCCGACGCCATCCGTGGCGCAATCAAAATCCCGTCACTCCAAGGCTTCGGAATCGTCTCACCCGAAACCGTCAGCATCGCAATCACGAATACTGGCAACAACGTAACGCTGACCATCGCGCCAATCTCGCCAGCGACGACGTTCGATGTTTATGCAGGCCCGACTGCGAAATACGTCACGCTCACCGGATCGCAGACGAAGACGATTACGGGCGCAACGTCCACGAATTACTTTTTCTATTACGAAAACGTCGCGGGAACAATGACCCTGCAAGCCTCGACGACCGCATGGCAGATCGGACTGCATGCGCCTATCTGCTATCTGACATGGGATGCCACAGCGCAATCTGCCGTATTTAAACTGTGGGAAGTCCATTCGACTGCGATGGACGACGCCACGCATGCTTACAATCATACCACGTCCGGCGCGAAATACGTTATCAACAGCGGATTGAATCTAATTCACAACGCCACGACCGGAACGCCTGCGTCCAGCGGACTGAACACGATGGTAGGAATAACCCCTGGCAAGATCCGCGACGATGACATTGAAGTCCTGACCGTCAATGGAACCAGTGGAACACTAAAATGGGAGCAAGACCATGGCCCACAGACCGTTGGTTCAGTTGCACTAGCGAATGGTGGTGTCTTCCCAGTGACCTACTACAACGGCACAAGGGCGGTAACCACTACGTCCAATGGTAGGTTTCCATTCCTCTTCACTACCAATATCCCAAACTACGTCAACGCTTCTGGTGCAATCACGCCGGTTACCGAAGACCAGAGGTTTGGCTATTGGTTGTTGATCACTTCCGATCTCGACGATCCGATTCGCCTTATGCCACACAGGGCTGTATATACGTCGCTCTCTAATGCGCAGGCTGGTATGGCGCTCACTTCATTGCCAGCCGACCTGCAAGGCATTCAGGCTACTGAGGTGCTTTGTGCCAATCGACTGATCTTCCGATACAATGCAAGCGGAGCAGGCAGCTCTGGATCGACGGCGATTAAGAACACGCAACTGGAGAACGTCACCGACTTCCGCGCTTCGCAGGTTGCTCTCATTACCGGAACAGCCCCCAACGCGGCTTCGGCAGTAGTCGTTGTGCCAGCAGGCGGGATTGCTTCGACGAACGTGCAATCGGCTTTGGAAGAATTGGACTCGGAGAAGGCATCATTAGCCGACGCAAACACATTTCTCGGACAACTCAAAGCCCCGAACCAAGTCGCAGCGGCAACGGATGATTTGATGACGCGGGCATTGGCCGATGCGAGATACGGCAGCTTGCAAACTGCATTCCGCATATCCGACGGAAGCAAGGCGAGCGACACCACTCTGGCGGATGACGACGTTTGTTTTCACGATCTTGCTATTGGCGTGTATGAGATAGAATTTGCGACGTTCTTTGAATGCAGCGGTGGAACATCAGGTTCAAAAATGTCGCTGGCGTTCACAGGCGTTTCAGATGCCACAAAAACTGGCGGTATTATCGAAACCGCAACTGGCGCAAATAGCGTGGTCAGCTCAACTTTCGGAGCGACCAGACCCGCAACTGGTGGTGGCAGCACATTCACATTCCCGCGATCAATCGTTGCGAATAACAATGTGTTTAACATGGCACGCGGAAAGTTTATCATGCACGTTACCACGGCGGGCAGGCTGTCTGTCCAGTGGGCGCAAAACTCGTCAACCGCGACTGCTACGCTTTTCTATCGCTCGTCATTCCTTAACGCAACCCGCAAGCCATGAGTATCATCCCAACAACCGACCCCGTAACTGAGATGCTGACTTCCAGCACTCTCGAAATCGTCCGCGCTTCACATGCTGTCGCGTGTGCGTTCAAAAACCAAAACGACCAGCTCAACGCGCTGCCGATGTCCGACTATCTCGCGCTGATCAATGAGGTTCCGGAAACGACTGCAATGCGGTTTGCGATGCGCGATGCGTTCGCCGCTGTGATCAATTCCAGCCTCGACGCGATCTGTGCCGAGAAGCCCCAATACGCCGCGCAATTTTCCACACGCATCCCGACTGGCTGCTGGCGTGCTGGCGTGTCGCTGGTCGAGGGCGTGTATGTCGAAACGCCTGTTGAACCACCTGTCGAGCCATGAATCTACCACTACTCGAAACCAAAACATTCCGCTGTTTCCTCACTCGGGCGTCCTACTCACCGAGGCTCAAAGGGACTCCAAAACGCCAGCCAAAGGGCAAACCCCACTACCTAAAAAGATCATGACTTACACTCAAGAGAAACTGTTTTTCGGGATTGCATCCTTCGTAGCAACGTCGATCTCAACCCTTGGGGCAATGGTTGTTCAAGACGATGTGCTACGCTACCTATACCTGACAATTACCGTTAGCATCATCACAAGTGCATTCCTCGCGCTGGTGTTCAGAAAAACCAATGAGAACATGCGCCACGTTGTCGGACGCTGTGGATTATCAATGCTCGGTGGGGTGTTCGGCACACGGATGATCATGCACCATAGCAACATTGTCTCAGCTAACGATGACATCGTTTACCTCATGGGTTTCGCTGGGGCCGTGACGATTCTTTCATTTATCATTGGATTCGTTTGCCTCCAGCTAATTGAAAAGCGTTCAACGGCAATCGCAGAACGCATCCTGACCCATTACGGTATGGGAAAAACCAAGGATGAGAGCAGCCAAGAACCCTAACCAGCCATGATCTACCGCATAACACTCGCACTTCTGATCGTTTCCATGTCGTGCTGCAAGATCCTCGATGGGTATGAGCGCCGTTACAGCGTCGGTGTTGTGGATGAATACGGCCGCCGTGCTGACATCGGCATCACGCTCGTTCCACGCGCTCCGGTGGTAGTGGACAAGAAAAGCTCAAAATGAAACCCAAGCACATCATCATCCTGTCCTCTATCGCTGTCATTGGCCTGGTGGCCTCGGCTGCTTCTTACGTCGCTCGCCTAAAGGACGAGCGTCTATGTCACCGCGCTGCCGGCGAGTCGATCTTTGAACGTAAACGCTGAAATTCTATGAAACCATACCGCCCACTTTTTAGAGAAGGCATCGAATGGCGCAAGCTCACCAAAGAGGAGCGCATGGGCGACGATGGGAAGTTGAAGCCTTGGAAGTATGTTCTGCTTGAGGATATCTATTTCCCGTTCGCCCTTCCGATCCGCAGCAAATATGATTTCGTCTCTGGCGGACAGGTGCGCGGAAAGGTAACTTCGCTCGGCATCTACGTCATGGCCGGATACGCGTGGAACGGGTGTTCTTTCTCGCCCGACTGGGAGCTGCTGGCCTCACTCCCTCACGACCTCCTTTATCAATTCTCCGGCTGCGAGGGATACCCAGAAACAGTCATTGGCCGCAAGTTCTGCGACGATCTGTTCTACGGCCTCTGCATCACCAAGTCGGGTTGGGCCTACCGCACTGGATTATGGCTCGGATCATGGATGTGCTGGGATCAAATCCCCGCCACCGACGATCACATCAAAATCTATAAACCCTGGGTCATCGCACAATGATTGTCATAGCCGATCCAGGTCACGGAATGTCCAACGTCAAGCGTGGGCGGTATGACTCCGGCGCGGTGTCTCACGGCGTCGAAGAGGCGTCCGTAGCGATGGATTGGGCAAATGAGCTCCGCGCCATCCTCCGCTCCAAGGGCCACAAAGTCATTCGCACTCGCGTTGACGCGAAAGACCCTTGCCCCGTATCGAGACGCGACGACATCGCCGTGAGTTACGGCGGCGAAATCATGGTTTCCTTCCACTGCAACTCAGGCGGCGGAACTGGAACAGAAGTCTTTTTCCGTGGCGAAGAAGATAGAGCCATGGCCGAGCGACTGTCTGCCGTCGTGAGTGCCGGACTCGGAATCAAGAACCGCGGCGCAAAGACCGAGAAAGAGTCACAGCATACGTCACTTGCCGTCATGGAGTTTCCGCCTTGTTGGTTGATCGAACTTGGATTCATCGACAACGACGTGGACAGGGCGAAGATGCTGGATACGGTCTTGCGGAAAAAAACCTGCGAGGCTTTGGCGAGGGTAATTACCGGCAAGGCATGAGCGCCGGCGATGCGCTTTAGACGCAAACCTCTGCGCCCGTAATCAAAAATAAGTCGTCGTGGTAGTTTGCCGCCGATGACTGATAACGCCACGCCGGGCGAAAAGCCCGCAGAAGCAAATCCTGAATCGCAAGGCGCACAGCCGGCGATGAGTAAGGAATCCGTCGAGGCACGTCTGGAAACAATGGATGGCAATGAGTTGGCAACAGCTCTTGGATTCCAGCCTGATAGTGCGTCACCCCCAAAACAGGCCCAAGACGAACCGGCCCCTAATGCCGCTGACTCCAATAAAAAGCCCGAGGAAAGCAATCCCGCTGCAACTGAGCAAGGCGCACAGCCTGCTGAGAAGCCCCAGGAGGAATCCAAGGACAAGGAGGAAGAGGATGGGAAGCCAACGATTCGCCGAAGACTGTCCGTGACCGGTTTATCTGAACAGGACCGCGAACTGACTGCCGCTGCAATCGCTATGGTGCGAGAAGGCAAAGCCAAGGATACAGCCGAGGCTTTCCGGAAACTCGTTCCAGCACCCGAAGGAGATCCCTTCAAAGGTGGTGATTCAACACCGGACGGAAAGAGCGCGAACCCCCAAGATAAGCCCGCAGCAAGAGCCTCCGCGCCTGCACTGGAACAGCTCCAACAAGAGATCGATCAAGCTGAGCAAGACTTAGCGACAGCGATCAAGGAGTATGATCAGGACAAGCAGATCGAGACCCAAACCAAGATCAACCGATTGAACCGAGAGCTGGTGAAAGCCGAGCTCGACGCGCAAGCCAAGGCTGAGAAGGCACAAGGTTACGAGCAGGAGTATCAAGCAGCGGTGTCCGACATGGAGGCGAAATACGCCGACCTGCTGAACGATGAGGGAAGCCCGTTTTCTGACATGCTTGAAGATCGTGTGATCGCGGCGAGAGCCACGAACGATCCGGCATTAGCAAAACCCGGCTACATCCTCGACTTCGCGGAACGCATCGCCAAAGCGCTCAAGGGTAGCTCTCCAAAGGCTGAGAAAACACCGCCATCACCGGTTACGCCGCCCCCCGCATCACCGAGAGGTTCTCAGATCGCGGGCTCCGGAAAACCTGCCAGTCCAGTCACCAAAGAACAGGCCGAGATCGCAATGCAGAAAATGTCCGCTGAGGACTTGGCAAAAGCAATCTGGGCATCCTGAAAATTCAAAAAACAACCACTCAGATAGGAAACTACGATCATGTATAATTCAGATCCAACCCCGCAAACCCTGTCCGACGCCTTGGCGATGGATGCGGAACTGCGTCAAAATGCAGTATCTCGTTATTTCGAGGTGCAGTCCGGGCAGTTCAATGCCCTCAAACAATTCACCAGTGCTTTCGATCCGAAAAGCCAAGGCAACGGTGGACCTCGCTCGATCTTCTGTGAGAAGACCGACTTGTCAAAAGGTGGCGCTCAAACCGTCAACTTCAACGTCATCGGCATTCCTGGTGGCCCTGGCGCTCGTGGTGATCAAGAACTCACTGGTCGCACATCGACCTCACAAATGGGCACTTACCCTGTGACGGTTGACTGGCATCGTGATGCCTTCGAACTCACCGAGGATGAAGTTGAAATGCTGGCTGCTGGCCGCTCTATCGAGCAGACCTCCATTGATCTCCTCTCGGAGAAGATGGGTCTGACCAAGCAGAACCAGATGCTCAAGCGCATCATCGACGGGGCCAATGGCAACGTCATGCGTCCGAACAACCGTTC